GACGCTCTCCACCTTCGGCGCCATGGCCTGCAAGCGGTCCAGCGCCACCACCATGTCGGCGGTATCCGAGAGTGCGTTCAGATTCTCGGGGATCTGCGCCCCGCCGCTGCCCTTGCGGATGCCGGATGTGGCGTAGGTGAACTCGCCCGAGGCCGGGATCATCGTGACCGTCTGCGTCAGCCCCTCCGCGGTGTCGGGATCGGCGAGCGGCCGGAACACCTCGAAGGAGAGCTGCGGCAGGCGGTTGCCGTAATTGCCGAGCGGGAGCTCCTCGAAGACGACATAGGCGGTGCCGCGATAGGCGGGCGTGTTGGCCGCGCCCATCTTCGCCGCGATGAACGGGTCCGCGGCCTGTGCCTCGTCGCCCGGATACCAGCGCCAGGTGATCCCGGCGGTGTCGAGCAGCTTGCCGTCCGCCCAGATGCGGCCGATGCCGGTGATCGGGCCCTCGCAAAGCGCGACGGCGAAGCTGGCATAGTACAGATACTCGGTTGTCTTGACCTTGCCGCCCCCGCCTCCGCCCTTGCCACCACCCTGCGTGGTGGTCTTGGTCTCCTCGCGGAAGTCGGTCGCCCAGATCACGTTCCCGCCCATGCGCATGCGCCCGAAGACGCGCGGGATGACTGCGCCCTCAGTGGACGAGGTGATCCGCAGGGAGTCGAGCCGCGGGCCCTCGATTCGCTGGGTCGGCGCGAGCGAGGAGACGATCCAGCTGTCGACGACCGAGCCGATGGTGGCGGCGCTCACGCCGAGGATCGCGCCGCCGATCGAACCGCCAATGGCGGCGCCAGCGGCACCGAGAACGAGGGTGGCCATGTCGGGGTCTCAGCGTTGCGGGAACAGGAAGGCGAAGGCGATGCGCCGCCGCCAGGGTTGCGTGAGCGGTTCTTCGATCACGCCGAGCCGCTCGTAGGCGTGGAGGAAGCTGTCGGGACCGGTCAGGATCCCGACATGCTTGGCGATGGCGCGGGGCTTCATGCGGAAGAGGATCAGCGCGCCTGGACCGGCTGCCGCCGGTTCCACCTCGATCATCATGGCGCGCGCGCCCTCGGCCAGAACCTCGCGGGGGCCGGTCTCGCCCCAGTCCCGGCTGTAGGGCGGGATCGGGAACGGCTCCGGCCCCACCACATCGCGCCAGACGCCTCGCGCCAGCCCGAGGCAGTCGCAGCCGACACCGCGCAGGCTCGCCTGGTCGTGGTACGGCGTGCCGAGCCAGGACCGTGCGATGGCGATGACACGGGTGGGATCGGCGGAGGTCACAACACCGATCCTTCGTGACCGCCATCCTTGGTGGCGTAGCGGAGAACCGCGTCCTGGCCGGGGATGTGCGGGAAGCCGCGGAAGTTGGCGATGTTCGCGTACTTGGCCCCGCAGGTCTCCATGCGCTTGTCGCAGCCTGCACGGATCGTGAAGCCGTCACCCTCGGCGACCGCGCGCACCGGCGCCTCGAGGAGGGTCAACACGGCGATGCCATCCGTGACGTCATGGCCCAGCACCTCAGCCCGACGCCCCGCGTTCGCGCCGCCGGTCCATTCAACGGTGCCGAATGTGAACCAGCCGGTATCAAAACTGCCGAGCCCAGAAGCGGTGAAGGCACGATCCCGCAGCTGGTCGATCACGGCGCCCGCGCCCTTGTAGGCCGGATCCTCGAGATCGACGCTGCAGCGCGCATCACCGAGCGCGGCGTCGCAGGTCGCCTGGAAGGTCCGCCCGACCGTCTGACCGAGCACATGGGCGAGCGAACGGACCTCTGCCACGAAGGCCAGCCGCCCGCGCCGGATCTGGCCGAGGGCCCCGCGGCGCATGAGTACGCGCTGGGAGGTCATCTGCCAGTTCACCCGCCAGACCTCGATTTCGGCGTTGTCCCAGCGCCCGTCGAGGATATCGGTCTCGGTGATGCGCTCAGAGGTCAGCACGCCCTCGGCGTCCTGCGCATCGACCGACAGGTCCGATCCCGAGCGCACCTCGGATGCCGTGAGCCCGCTCTCGGGCTCGAAGTCCGTGCCGTCGAAGCTGAGTGTCCGGTCGTGATCGGTGAAGCCGAAACTCGCGCCATCGGCGCGAGCGATCCGCCAGCACCAGGCAAGCGTGGTCGTGCCGTCGTCGAGATGGGCCTGCAGCGCAGTCGAGAGGGATTTCATCGGCAGGTGCCCGTCATCCGGTCATCGAGATCGGCGATCCAATCGGCCCAGTCCGGCGGCACCTCCGCGACGGTCTCGGCAGCTGGCCGGGCGAGCCGCGCCTCGGCATAGGAGGCGCAGCCCGCGTCACCAGCGCCCATCGTTGCGGCGCAGCCGGTCAGCAGGATCGCCGTAGCCGCGGCCATCGCGAACCGCCTCGCGCCCGCGTTCGACACGCTTGTTCTTGTCTTCGATAGCATCGCGTTCGGCCTCCCGTTTGCCCGCGCGCTTTCCTTCGACAAGGCCCCAGCGTCGGCCGAGGACGACGCCCCCGATCGCCCCGATCGCCGCCACCAGCCAGATCAGAAGGTCAGCCATCGCCGCGAAACCCGCGCTCGATCCGGTCGCGCAGGCCGATCAGGCCGAGACCGAGAAACACCAGCCCCGCGGGCGAGGCATCGCCGCTGCCGGCAAGCAGAGCGACGAGCCGGGACAGTTCCCCGAGCGGCCCGGTGGCGGGCAGCGCGAGGGAGGCGATGCCGGTGAGTATGGCGAGCAGTCCCGCCCACCAGGTGAGCGAGGTCGGACGGATGTAACGCATGGGTCAGGCCCTCCGGATAAGGGTGGAGAAGAAGTCGCCCAGCCGAACGAGCCAGCCGGTCGGCGCGTTAGACGCAGGATCGGGGACCGGGGGCTTCGGCAGCGGCGACGGCCCGCGAGCCAAGGCCAGAGCCTCATCCTCGGTCAGGCGACGGATCGGCCGGGAGAAGTCGACGCGGCCCGTGTGGTCCACGGACCAGACCGGGATCGTGCCGCCAGGATAGCGGCCATGCCGGAACAGATCGCGCTCGGCCTCCCGGCGCGGGATGATCGCGGCCGGGCGGCGCCAGTTCAGAAACGCGTCGGCGGCCGCAACGCGATTTCCGGCATTGAGGTGCCGGGTCAGCGCAGCCTTGGCGATGCCGCCGGTGTTGTAGTGGAACGAGACCAGCGCATCGAACTCGTGCGGCGACAGCGGCACCTTCACGGCCCGCTGGACGGCGGCCTCGTAACCCCCAAGATCGTCTCGGAAGACCCGGAACGCTTCGCGGATCCCGCCATTGAGGTCCGAGGGCATGCCGCGCGGCATAGTGGCCGGATCGGGCAGCCCAGCCGCGGCCGTGTGGCCGATGCCGAAGGTCCAGACCTGTTTCACATCGAGGTAGGGTCCGGGCACGAGTCCTTCGTGCCGGACGAGGGCCAGCAGGCCCCGGTCGGTCATGTGCATGGGATTACCGGAGAAGCGAGAGGATCAGGATCAGTGCCGCGACGGCGAAGCCGATGCGCAGACGGTGGGCAAAGGCCGCTCGAGGGTCGGCAGGGTCGCAGCGGAGGGAGCGCGCGAGGCGAACGAGCTCATCCATCGCCGTCGCCCTGTTTCGCGCGGCGGAGCCGGGCGAGCAGCATTTCGATGAAGGCCGGGCCGAAGACGCCAACGAGATAGGCGGCTGAGCCGGCAGCTCCGCCAGCCGGAATGGCCTCGGGCTGGAGCCCCAGCCACGCCGTGATAACGGCCATCGACAGGCTGCCCATCCCGGCCGCGATCAGCCCGCCGAGCAGGATGTGCCGGAGAGCATCGCGCAGCCGCATCTTCGTGGTCAGCGCGTTCGTTGCACCGCCGAGCGCGCCCCAGGCGGCGAGGATTACGGCGGTCGAGGCAGCGAGCTCGCGCAGCACGGCCGCGACAAAGCTGCCGGTGTCGTTCATCGCCGGATCTCCAGAAGCGGAATGGAGGTGATCGAGCCGAGCCGCTCGAGGTCGAGCGTCACATCGAGCGCGTCGGTGTCGAAGCGGACTGGCACGTCGAAGGCGAAGCCCGCGGTGATCGCGACGCCCGCGGCCGGCGCAGTGTCGAAGGTCACGACGCCGGTGGTCGTATCGACCGTCCAGCCCGACATCTGCTCGACCCCGCCGAGCGCGACGCGGATCGTGCCCGCCACCGGCTTCGCGATGGCGCGGGTCCAGCTCTGCGCGCCGGAGCTGTAGCGCTTCAGGAGCGCGAATTCCGTGAAGCTGCCATTGCCCGTGCCGATCTCCTGGTCGGTGGGAGAGATCGCCACGGAAGGCAGGGCCGACTTGTAATCGCCCCAGTCCTTGAAGCGAAATCCATGCAGGCGCCCGTTGCGCGCCTCGAAGAAGGCGACGACCGCCGCCAGATCGTCGGCGCGGCGGATGCCATAGGCGACGTCGTAGCGCCGACGGGAGTTCGCCCAGCTTGCGTTGCGCTCCTCGTCGCCGGAGGCAAGCTCGACGATCTGGGTGCGCCGCTCCGGCCCGCCCCGCGCGCCGCGGCTGATGTTGTCTGGGAAGCGGACCTCGTGGAACGCCATCACATGCCCCTCCGCCCGAGCGACACGGCGCGGGCGATGTCGGCCGCGACCTGGGTGCGGGACTGCCGAAAGCTCTCAGCGTCGCGGGCCATGATGGTGACGTTGACACCGCCGCCCGCGCCGTAGCTCTGTGCCTCCCGCCGCGACAGCACCCGTTCGCCGCGTTGCAGGATCGCGGGGACTTCGTCGTGGCGTAGCCCCGCCATGCCACCACCGTGCATCCGGGGGGCAGCGGCGAAGGCCATGGCCGGGACCATCCGAGAGGGCCCGGCCGATCCGACCATCCCGCCCGCATGCAGGACGTTGGCGAAGATGCCGCCCGCACCGGCGAAGACGCCCGAGAGCGCGTTTGCGATCGGCCCGAGGATGAACCGCCGCGCCGCGAGCTGGGCGAGATCGGCGAGCAGCGAGGTCACGAGGTCGCGGAAGTTCAGTTTGCCCGTCTTCACGAATTCGCCGACGGCGTTCTCGGCCGACTGAAAGGCGCTGACCGGGCTCTGGCCGATGTCACCGCCGATCTCGCGGGCCTAACTGGCGTAATCCGACAGCGCCGCCGTGACCGCCCGCCAGCCCGTGACGGTCGTCTCGGCGTTAGGTTCAGCGGCGGCAGCCGCCGCGCCTGCGACAGCGCCGGCATCGGTCGCCGCCTGTCCGGCGCCGTCGAGCGCGGTCTCGAACCGCTCCGCAGCAGCCGTGGCCTCGGCCAGCGCATCGGCCCCGTCCTCGTCCGTGCCGCGCACCGCATCACGTAGGGCCTGCCAGCTTTCCAGTGGGGCGCGGGCCCCTTCGGCCAGATCGCGCGCCGCGCCCCGATAGAGGTTCGCGGATTCGAGCGCGCGGTTCGCCGCGTCGGTCAGGCCGAGATCGGGCGCGGTGAGCGGGTTGTCCTCGAACGCCCGGTCAAACGCCGCCTGCGCAGCTGTCGTGGCGGCACTGGCCGCACCCTCGAAGCGGTTCTCGATCTCGCCGAGGTCAAGGTCGGGCACCAGCGAGATGCGCTGCTCGGACCCGAGCGCTTCCAGCCCCTGGTTGATGCCGCCAATGAAGCCGTTGATGCGGGAGACCACGCCGTTCAGCATCGCCTCGACGCCGTCGACCAGACTGTTGGCCGCCTGGAACGCCAGATCGCCGATGGCGGCGGGCAGCAGGCCCCAGATCGCCTTGATCGCCTCGTAGGCGCCCTCGAACGTGTTCGCGGCGGTGTTGCCGAAAGCCACGACGCTCTCGATGGCGCTCTGCATGCCCGACGCCGCGTCGGCCTTCAGGTCGAAGAACATCGCCGTGGCCGCCGCGC